CCACAGAAGCTAATCCAGTAGGATACAGTAACCTAAACTCAGAAAATGACCCAGTATCTTCTTTGAGTTTCTTCATAGCACCTACAATTTCCAGAGACCTGTCTTCGGCGTCTTTTGTTAATGCAGACGAGTGTACAAACTACCCAGACTTCCTAAAGATGAAGGTCGATCTATCTGCTACAGATTTTGGGAAGGTAGATTCTGAGTTTATTCTTGTTGACATTACCTGTGATCCTCTGAATGACGAGATAAGTATGTATGCGGATGGGAGCTTGGTGGCTACCTCAGCATTGTCTACAGTATTCGGTATAGATCCGAAGCAAACTCCTTCGGTCCCTAATTTCAAGAAACCTAACAGCTTTGAATACTCTACCTCATCTGTAGATGGACCGTTTGTTCTAAAGCAAGGCCCGCTGCTCAACCCATTCTACACTCCCTGGGTTGTGGGAGGGGGTTATACCGATGGTATGTACAACTACGGAAACTTCATGGGTGGAGGGGAGCGCGGAGGAGTTACCAGCGGTCTTCGCGGGCATGTAGGAAGCTTGAAATTTTACTCTAAGCCACTAGATAGTACGGAAGTTAAAAAGAACTATGAAGCACAGCAAGGCTTCTTCAAAAACATTAGAATATAATGGCAGCGAATAACACAGTCTCTAGGTATGGAAGAAGACCAACAAAATACGAGGAGCAAGGCCCAAGAGCCAAGCGCCAAGAAATTTATGGACTTACTTTTCCGTTAGGACGTAATAGAGAGTCGGGAGGTTTTTTTAAAAAGAATAGTGGTCGAGAAATGATTAGACAAGCGGTCACTCAGCTATTAAAAACAGAGCGTGGAGAGCGTGTAATGCTACCTAACTTTGGCTGCAACCTCAGAAGATTTTTGTTTCAACCGATAACTAAAGAGTTATTTGGTCAAATAAAAGATACTATCCAAGTATCTTTTGAAAATTACATAGTAGGAGCTAACCTATTAAAGGTTGGAGTATATGAGACGGGAGAGTACGATGCCGCTGGAGGAAACCAACTTCGGGTCGTATTGAGGGTTCAACTAACAACGGATGACCTAGAAGTTTTCGATATAGAGGCTAAAATAAAATGAATTTTTCTGGTACAATAAACTCAGACTTTATGAAGTTAGCCCCTATGGCTCTTAATAGGCGAGCAGACTTAATTAACTTTGCAGCAACAGACTTCCTTACTTTAAGAAACTCTCTTATTGATTATGTAAAGGCGGCTTATCCTGATGAGTATAAGTATTTTGTAGAATCTGATTTAGGTATGATGTTTGTGGAACTAGCTGCCTACATGGGTGCTGTCTTATCCATGAAGGCTGATATGTTAGCAAACGAAAACCTTATTGCCACAGCAACCCAGAGAGGAAGTGTAAAAAAGCTATTAGAGTTGATTGGAGTGCGGATGCGGGGGCCAACTTCAGCAGCGGCGGATGCCCAAATAACTTTTACTGACGATCTAGCAGGAGTGGACTCCATAGCTATCCCTACAGACCAGAGAACTTTTGAGATTAGATCCCCTGAAGACGGGGCTCAAGTCACATACACTTTATACAAGGTTGTCAACGGGTTGGTTGATCAAGCTAGGGCAACAACAGAAATAAACCTAACCCCTTCTTCTGAGGGGTTGGGGACAAATGAAAATGTATTTCAAAACTTAGTTCTCCAAGAAGGATCTCTAGTAGTCGAGTCCGGTGAGTTTGCTGCAACTGAAGGGCAGAAAACGATTCCTCTTACAGATGGCCCAGTGGTTGAAGGAAGCATTCAGTTATTTATTACTTCTCCTACGGAGGAATCAAATGGAGCCTACACTGAGGTGGACAGCATTTACTTCGCATCTGGTTCGACAGATAAGATTTTTGAGATTAGTTACGATGAATTCTATAACGCTACGGTAGTTTTAGGCACTGGAGTAGCAGGAATCTCTCCTCCCGACTCAGCGACCTATACGGTTACCTATAGAGTGGGAGGAGGAACCAGAGGAAACATAGAGAAGGAGGCCCTTGCAGTAGCAGTTACAGCGCAAAAAGGAGCAACTAATTATACAGGTACTATAAGAAATACATCTAAGGCTACAGGAGGTGCCAACGCGGAGTCGATAGAGCACGCTAAGAAGTACGCCCCACTAACCTTCAGAAGACAGGACAGGCTGGTAACTCTACAAGATTATTCCGTTTTTGCTAATACCTTTATCAGCACCTTTGGAACTTTAGGAAAAGCAACAGCAGCGACTAGAAACGCATACTCTTCCGCAAACACCATAGATATTTATGTTCTAGAGAAAGCTTCGGACATTCAGCTACAGAGGGCTACGAGTAACTTTAAAACTCAGCTTCTTGACGCTATAAATGAAAAGAAGATGATTACGGATGACATAGTTATTGTTGACGGCCTAATCAGAACCTTGGATTTAGTTTGTACGATTAGAATTGATTTAGAGCAAAAAGAAAATGAGGAGCCTATCAAGGCTAAAGTTAGGAATAAGATTCTAAACTATCTAAGTATTGACAATACAGAATTTGGGGAGGATCTTATTGTTGCTGATTTAAACAGGCAGATTTTTGAGGTGGATGAGGTCAGATTCTCCACGCTAGATAATGTTGGTCAGGATATTAGAATTGATTTTAATGAAATCATTCAACTAAATAATTTAATCATTAACGTAGAATACTTAGCCTGATGGTAGATAACAGCAAATATACTCCGAACCCTAGAGAGTTCTCAAAATCTAATTTTGTAGATCTTTTAGAGTTGTTGACTCCTAAGGTATATCAGCAGGAAGACTTAGCTTTAAGTGGTACTGAGATAAATCCTTTATCCAAAGTAATAAATAGCCATTTAGATATAGCGGATAATATTGCTTCTATCTTGCCATTGTCCTCTGTACCGGATTCTCAGACAAGCTCCCTAAGTTCTATAGAGGGAATCTCGCAGTATTTTGTAAAGCAGAACGAACTAACAAAAGTAACTACGCAAAGCTTCCGACAAAAAATACTTCTTCCCCTAAGCTCCAACTTTTCTGATTTCGATACTAGCGGAGAGTTTGTTTCTTTCTTATCTTCTTCCCTACTGCCCAAAATAATCCCTCCGGGTATAACGACTCCTGGCACCATAGAAGACAATATATCAGAGCTATCCGCATTCACGGAAGACTCTAACGCAAGTAGTATTCATAATTACTTAGTAGATAACTTAGGTTGGTTTTACTTTCTAAACACTTCAGCTTTAGGCGGTCTGGATTATTCTCCTTCTTCTTTTGTATTAGATAATCTTAGTAAGCTTTACACAGGAGCAACTTTAGAGACAGTAGATGGAGTAAAAGGTTTAACCAATTTTGTTTGGAGGAATGTTGAAGCGTGTTCCTATGGAAGTTACATCCCTCAGGATTTTCTTTCTGGAGTACAGGATGCAATAAGCGATCCAAGCGCAGGAGAAGTAGCAACCTATACCAGTGGAACACAAAAGCTAGATAACCTATTAACATTAATTGACGTTATCTATTCACCTTTGGCAATTGACAGGCAGGACTTTAGGGTAAAATCCGCTTTTGATGATTTTTTAAATGCACAGCTACTGCTAGAAGACGAAGTTTCTGATGGTCCTTTCAGGAAGATATTAACAGCTTTTGGATATCATTTTGCTGATATATCTAATCAGGTAGAGGATATAAAATATCTTTACGATATAGAAAATACGGAGCAGGAAAAGCTTAGGTACATCGCAGACTTGATCGGGTTTAAACTTCGAGGAAATCAGTCTGAGAAGTGGAGACATCAACTTAGAACAGCGGTAGATATTTATAAGAGATCTGGAACCCAACAATCTCTGAGGTCGGCGTTAAATGCCATAATCGTTGATAGTGTACTGGACATAGATAATAAAATTATTCCCTTGTGGGAATCTTACCTACCTTTCATTATCTGGTATGCTCTAGCGTCAGGGTCTCCTTTGTTTAAGAATTTAAAGACTTGGACACTAAAAACGTCAAAAGACTCAGGAGTAATATCGTACAGCACCAGTAGCCTAGAAGAAAACTTAAAACTAGTTACAGATTCTATACTTTTAGATTTAGCTTCAGCGTTCCCTACTAACTTTAAATATTTCGGACAGAACTTTCCGTTCCCTAGATTTTATATCTTAAACCCGGATGGAACAAAGGGCGAGTTATATACAGTTCTTGGAGACACCAAAATGAAGCCTTGGCACGCGCACCCGATTGACGCTCCAGGGTACTTAGCTATCAAGCGCCAAGCCCGTGACTTTGGGGAGCTTGCACTTTGGGATCGAGCCGTAGGCCCAGGCCCCTTTGGAGAAGGTGTTTACATGGCAGGTGCCACCCATCCTGCTGGTCAAGAGCGACCAACTTATCTTCTCTTTGAGGGAGATACCGATTTCGTATTTAATTATAGAGCAAAATATAACTACCCTCTTCCCCCTTTTGAAGAGGTAAAATATTATAGGGAATGTGTTGTAACGAAACCTTTAGTTGATTTACTAGTTGAGAGGCTTAAGTGTTTCCAGGTAGAGGGCGGTTTTGCTGAACAAGTGGGTGATTTCTTGGTTAGCAGCGCGGCCACAGACACAGACAACATTAATTCACTTAATGAGTTTTTGATGTTCTTTAGTTCAGTACAGCTTCCTCCGAACTATGGGGATGTCATAGAGAATATATCGGACTACGAAAAGAATGTCTTGAGTCTTTGGAATGGAAAGTCTTCTCATATATTCTTAGACTTTGATAATACCGATTTCAATTTTAGAAAGAACACTCTAGAGTCGGACTCAAAGTATGCTCTGTATGAGACAGCTAGGGTAGCTCAGGAATTTACTCCTGCTCATACGATACCTAAGGTAAACTTGAATGCTAGTGCTGACGATACTTTCGAATCTTCATCCACAAGATTCTCTTACTTAGGCTTAGACGACCAAGACACTAGAGTCGGTTATAGTTCAGGCACAGTTCTAGCTAACGCAGAGATTAGTGGAGTTTTAATTGGATCTTCTCCTTTCGACCCAGGAAGAGATGGGTACAAAACTTTTAAGCGGGACAGAGTAGATTCTTTAGATGAAGATCTAAGTTCAACTAATAGTATTGTAGGTCCTGCTAGACGGGCTATACGAAGAAGAAATTTAAAGTTTTTATTACCCGAAGAAGGGTATTACGATAGGACAGGATTTAATGGCCCCACAAGCTACGACCCTTCAGTCATAGAAAACTCCATGCCTAGTTCTTTGGGAGAGCTAACTCTAGGTTATGTAGCTTCCGCTGGAAAGTTTCACCCAGTAGAGGACCACAGAAACGTGTCTGGAGTTTGGAACATTTGTGAAGATACCAACTCATCTAGAGCCTTTTCAGGCGTAGATACCAGCAATACCTTCCCATATAGAGGCGTCTACAAGTTAGGCTCTGATGCAAAGATGCCTGAAGTCCCTGAGGCCACAGCTAGATATGTTGACAGGGGCCAGACGCCTAAGATAATTAGGTCCATGCACTCTTCTCTTGAGAACTTAGCTAGAGTATACTCAGAGCTTCAGATAAATTCTACTCCCTCTTCCTTTAGTGATGACATGTACTGGAAGGATCAGGTGCAGAGTTTTGCTAACTCTGCGATTGCAAGTGGGTATACAATAAACTCATACACAGACTATGAAAACTTCAGCTTTGGAAGGGAGTTTCAATATCTTTTCTCTGATTATACAAAGAGATTTGGGCGTCACGTTTTAGGAGAGAACATCAGAGATAAGACGGGCGGAAATATATTTGCACATGTCTTCGGAAAAGCTTTGTATAATGGAGACTTTGAATTATCCGGGGTCAACGCTGCAAACTTCATACAAAATAATCTTAGAGCAAACACCCCAATAAATAATACGAATGTTTGGTCCGATGGAGGGGTTGGTACTTTTGTGGGAAGTAGTCTAGAACAAGCTGTTGTTCCTTTGAGAGGAACTTATACCTCAGGGGAATCTTTTGATTTTAGAAATCCCACAATTCTTAGCGGAATTGAATTTTGCGATCTCTCGGGAGCACCTTCAAGAAATGAGTTTAGGATTATAGATTTAGACTCAAGCGCCTCCGTTAGGGGTCAGGAGAATTACTTCATAAATAATCCGGTTATAAAATGTAAATCTATTGGTGGTTTACCTCGCCTTAGGTTTGACGTTTCATCTTATGGAGAAATGCCTAATCAATTAATACCACAGCACAAGTTCACGCTGAATATAAAGTCGTTGGTAGCTGATGAGAGGAAGCCCTTACTTGGTGGTGGACAACTCGGTGTTTGGATTCACACGGAGCCGACTAGCGGATTGATGTGGTCCTGGACAGAGGACAAAAAGTGGACGCCTACAGATGCGAGCACACTAAACATTGAACAAGTTATCCAAAAACTGTGCCATAAGTATACATTCAATTTAAGTGATCCTGGGATAGAAACAGAATACTGCTTGAATAGTAAAGAAGTCGCCCCCAATAGTGTAAATGATTTAGGGCTTACTAATATTAAGGAGAGCTTCTTCCATAATGTTAAGATAGATTTCGATACCAGAAACTTTACTATACATAATAACTATGAGTATCTTGACATTATACCAAAAACAAACGAGCAGTTTAAGATAACAGATCAGGTACACAAGGATAGAAATTATGTCATTGAAGTATTCTTCATACCAAACAATAACTATGAAAAATATCTGCTGATAGATTCTATTGGACTAGAAGACACAACGCTTAGGTATCAGGCAGGAGTATCTACTGGGATAGGGGTGGAAACTAGCGGTATTCCGTTAAGACCGTTTGTTACAGAATTTAAATACGAATTTAGTAAAGAAGAGCTTGCTAATATATTAAGTTTCTATAATGGTATGTTGGGGTACAGAGCGGGAGAAAACACTACCAATCTAGCGTCCAGGGACGCCAGCATCACTTCTGGTGTCCTTGAGGTTAGTGGAGGTAGTAGAATCTCCTATAGGGTCCAGCCAGAGTGGGGAGTCCATACGCTGGGCACTCATGATAATTATACTTCTGTGGAGTTTGAGAACTGATGAGAGGAGAAGTTGAAGTTTGGAGAGGCGATGAGTTAGTTCTTCAGGAAGCGAATATGCTAACTGATGGGGCAGGAAAATTAATAGCTGATATAATGACTGTCTCTCCTTCGTTAGGCACCATATCAGACCCAGGAACTCAAGCTATATTAGATGCCTCTAACTATGTTATTCAGTCTATATCTTTTGGGACAGCCGCTGAGGCGTTCTCAGGAATTGGTTTTGGGAGAGGGCTTGACAGTACAAAGGCTTCTTACCTTTCTGGACCAGGAGCATACAACCTATATCTTAACGGTAGCGTTAATACCATAGCAGTGGCTAATAGAGATGATGCGGACGCATCCAATAAGTATTATCCAACAAATACTCTCTTCCCTGTGCCTCCCGACCCGATGTTGGAGGCACTAGAAAATGAAACTAGCATTAGCTCAGTTCCCGGTCAGTTTTTTGATGAAGAAAATCCTACAAGCATAAGCTCACTTTTTCCTGGAAATGGGCAGCATGTTAACTTCATGCCCTCTGCTATTAGAGAATATGTTACTTTGGGAACGCCTTTGAGTGGATCCCTATCTAGCTTTTATGTAGGAAGTTTAATGGGCAGCTATCCAGCGGGAAATTCTGAGAAAGGAGCTATTGGGTCTAGACTAGTTTACAGAAAAGTGGGAGGAGATTTAGGCACAACTTTAACCACTGGAAGCTACCCTAATGAAGCTAGTTCAATGGATGTCTCTGGATTCATTACTAGTGTAACAGGAACAGATACAACAGTGGGACTAACCACCTCTTCTAATGCTGATTTTTCTTCAAACGGTATCGTTGAGTATTCTACCACGCTCTCCCAAGACGACCTAGCTTTCCTTCAACTTTTCGGAGGAATTTATCACATGGGTCTTTGGACTATAGACATGAAAAAATCTCTTCTGTCTGGAAATACACCTCCTTTTGAGTTTAGTGTACTAGATAATCCTAGAAAGTACAGACTGTTTTGTCGGAAAGGTGTGTCCAAGGACCTAACAATAACTTCAGATGTACAGGCCCGAAACCAGGATCTAACTATTAAGTGGAGGCTACACTTCCTATGAAAAACTTTACAGATGAATTAGGCATAACAGGCCACCTTCAAATCATAAAAAAAAGCACTACGGGTGAGGAGGAAGTTCTTTTAGACGACTCCAACATAATCGTATCTGGTATGGGGGTAGGCTTGTCCTATCTTTTTGCCGCTTCAGGTTCGGATACCGTTATTGATTATCAAATACAAAAATTCCAGCTTGGTATCTCTGGGCCTCCTGCTGGAGGTATAGTTAGCTCTATAAATGAGTTGTCGGGAGCGTTAAGTTCTATCGACGAATATGGAACAGGCAGCAACTTGTTTCTATATGAAGGAAGCCAAATAGTGGGAGACTCCTTGGTTCCGGGTAGAGTGTTTGCAGAGATACCTTCTAGCAAAATGACTAGAATAAATGAAAACTCGGTTAGGTATACTTTGGTTATTGATGAAGAGGCCGCTAATAATATACAGAGAGGTGGACAGGACCGAGGAATAAATGAGATTGGCATGTTCATGAAGAACCCTACAGGCGCGGCTCAGGACAGGCCAATCCTGGTGTGTTACAGAACATTTAGTAATATCGTAAAAACTAATGATTTTAGTTTAATCTTTAGGTGGACAATAAACTTCTGATATGGCATTTAACAAAGACGACATATACACAAGCAGCGGAGACGTAATGCTATTTAATTCTTGGACGCCTTATGTGTCTAAGTTTGATACTAGTACCTTCTACAATTGGGAGCAGGATAACGTCCCTCTTTATGACTTGGAAGAAAGAACTTACGAGCTTTGGGAACAGGCTGGGTTTGCTACTTCCGCAGGAGTTCCAGGTCTAGCTCTAACTGTTTCTGCTGATACCCCTCAAGCTACCTTAGATCAGAACAATAATATATTCACAGATGTTAGCTCTGCTATAGCTGCCATACCAAAGGTGGTTAGATTTCCTGTTCTTGTAGAAGTGGCTAACTTTGGGGATTTAGGTCCCTTAGAGCTTCATAACTTTAGGATAGAGGAGGGTGGCTCCATAGAAATTATAAACAGAAATTTCTCTAGAGTATTCAACGCATCTTCAGTAGCTCCTTCAGTAGGGACGCCTAACTATAATCAAACGCACCAAACTCCTACTAGCCTTAGTTCCCTTGATCTGAGTAACACCTTAGCTGATACGTCCTGTGTACATATATCAAGTACCGTTTTTGATGGAGGCGCTGACGCTCGACTAACTGAAGCTAACTTTGTTTTGTATCCCTCTCATGTACAGCGAAGAGCCCCTCTAGCAGTAAGTTACAAGAGGGCGGGCACTTTCGGAGCAGGAACTAACAGGTTCTTTACTAGCGTTTTCGAAAACTTTACTACAGATGCTACTATAAGTGATAATGATATTAGCTCAACAAATACTGTTACACTTGCCCCACTACGTCGGAGTAGCGTAACTACCACAGGAACTGGGGATAACTTAGTTGGAGGAAACTTCTATGGGAATGCTTGTACAAAAATAAGTGTTCAAAACTGTGACGGGCCTATTTACATTAGAAATTTCTTTTCTGATGCTAATCAAAATTCCGACGTTGCGATAGAAGTAATTAACTCTAAAGTTCTTTTGGAAAACTGCACAGCCGTAAGAGCCAAGAAGGCAGGATTTAAATTCAGCAACTCGGAAGTAACTCTCTCCAGATCTGCGTTCTCTTACAGAAATTACGAAATTGATCCTACTGACGTTAGTTCTAGGATAGAGAACCAAGGAATCGGGTATCACCTTCTTAACAGTGACGTTACGGTCAGTTCTAGAATCCTAGACCTTACTTCAACTGAAGTTGGGGATTCTGGCGCTGAAGGTAGAGATGCTGTGATTGTTGCTTCCAGGAACACACAAGGATTTGTTTTAGAAAATTCAAAGTTGGGTGGGGGAGTTAAACGAACTTCTTCCTCGGACGCTACCACCGGAGGTATCGTTTGTGCAGAACTAAACACTCAGGAAGGCATAACCCTAAGATCTTCTCAAGTAAATCTTAACGGATTGGTTGACGTTTACGGAAACTCCACGGGAATAAAATCCGAAGGTTCTCACTTTATTTATGAAAATCTAACTGTAGATGCTAGTCAAAAACAAGGCATACTGGGTGATAACGCATCCTTTACTTATGACTCCGCGGCCGACCTAGACGATGCGTCTTTTAGAAGACAGTTGGATCTTTCTGGAAACGCCGTACACTTAGACCTCAGAAAATCGACTAGCTTCGGGTTCGAAATAAAAGATAGAGTTCCTACACTTTACGGAAATAGCTTCTTTAGAAACGCTTTTAGTGGAACTCCTGCCTTGGTAGCTAAAGATAACTCTAACGCAGATTTAGTTAAAGCTCACATAAATGTCACGGACTCTTCTGTGGACAGTAGAGCCGTTTACGGTCGAGCGGCCAAAGCAGAAAACAACTCTGTTATTACATTTAACGGGGCGGGTAACGGTGCCACATCCGTCATTGGACCAGCAACTTACTTAGCCCAAAAGAATTTAGCCGCAGTATGTGCTCAAGCAAACTCAACAGTAAACTTCCACGGACCTACTGCTATCTCCCAAGCAGGAGTAGACGTTCTTGCTGAGGAAAACTCTGTAATAAACTTTGAGCCTAGAAGACTTGATGGCCTCTCTATACCCGACGAGAATTCTTTTGAACTAAGCAGTAGCCAAAATCATACTTCTGTAGAACTGCATTCTACTAGAGCGTGCATAGTTGCAAACAAGAACAGTATTGTCAACATGAAAGATCTAGGAGCTTACGCCAAAAACTGGGAGAGCACCGATTTTGGTCTTTCTGCCTTGGACGACGGCGTAGACTATCCTCTACCATATAGCAGTATTGTTTCCGGGGGGTCAATGCAATTTTATGCAAACCCTCAGGATGCGGATGCCATTTCTACTTCTTCTTTGAACACAGCGACGTTTACGGCACCACTGTCTGTAACCTCAGTAGATCAAATTAACGCACTCCTAGTGGATAGAAATTTAGGAACTCCAAATTACGCGGGTGCTTTAGCTATTGGGGCTGGGGGGGTATGTCTTAGAGTTGTTCAAGATAGTGTAGTTAATGCTAGAAATGTTCACTTCCCATTCCCTCCAAATGATAGCCCTGCTGATGGACTAGTGTACGATTCTAGTGGCGATCTTTGTGAGAGATTTAACATCTGGAATGTCGCAGACACCTCAAGAATGAACGCTTCCTACTTATCATTAAGTGGTACGCACCCTGCGGACTCCCTTCAACATGGACCAAGCGCGTTGTGGGCTTCCTCAGACGGTGCTGGTGGAGAGGTCCCTGCCTCAGGCGCTCCCGCAGGAACTCCTGACACGGGCACACTCAGCATCCTTGATGCCTTCGGCCAAGGTAGTGCTGTGTGGGTGCCACCTTCGGGAGTTGATATTAATCAGCCGTTCGACCGATACTTCCCTATTTCTGGGGAGGGATCATTATCTCCTGAAGCAGCTTCTGCACTATCGCAAGCGGGAATAAATGTTAGTGGTTTAGATACTCTATTCTTTGGTGTTAGCGGAGCCTATAATAACAGAGGGTTCTTTAGAATTTATTGGTCACCAAAAGCAAGTGCTAAGTTATTATTATGTGACTTGAGCGGATTTACAGAAGGGGGATATCCTCACGGCGGAAACTTCTCCGGGGTTCTAGGCCCAGCATATCAAGTGTTTGCTCAAGGGTACAACTGTTCAGCGGGTCTTTCTGCTTTACCTCCCGTAGGAGCATCGAACGCAAGCTCTGTAGCACCGGACTTGATAAAGCAAAGCATTGATGAGAGCGGAGATGGAGTTAACGAAAAGCTATGGACTTCAGGATTTTATTACTGTAATGAAATGCTAGAAGAAAATCCCATGCAATGTATTCTGGATGAATCTGCGGCTGACACGTTTGCAAATTCTAGAAATGCAAGTATAGGTCTTGCGGGAAGACCAAAGAAAACAACAATTTACAACGCTGGGTTAGGTAGAAATTCTGATACTTACCCAGGGGACGATATAGGTGGATTTAAGTCGGCTACCATATTTGATTTATCGAGGGACAACTAATGGCAGAACAAGTTTACAACGAAAGTGTTTACAGATTTACCGATCCGGTAAGGATGTTTAAAGAAAATGATCCATACTATTTTGAGGTAGATAACATTCCTTTAAAGCAGCTACAAGAAAACTGCTTGTGGCTAAAAGATCAAATTAGAAGAGACGTTATTAAAATTAGTAACGTCAAGCGAGCCGACATTGATGAACTTAGGCCCTATGCTACGGGTGGGGACCGTTTAGTTCGAGTTAATCCTGGCAGGTACTCTGCTAGAATAAATGATCTTAGTAACAAACGCCCTTTAGGTTACCTAAGAAGAATTTTAGGTGACGAAGTAGGTGAGATAGATACTTGGGAAGCAGCCCTGCCGAACCCCGGAGGCTTCGTTACGGGAATGTTGTCCACAAATGGAGCGAACTACTTTTTAGAGCAAACAATAAATAAATTTAAAAGTAACCTGAGTCAAGATGCTTTAGGTGCAAATGGTTTAGCCGAGAGAGCTTTCACTTGGCCTGTAATAACTCCTGACTACCCCGTTAATCGACCTGAAGGGGCACAGGTAAGCTCGCAAAGCGACTCTAACGCTTTAGGGTACGGTGGCACAGGGTCAGGTGCCGCAGCCTCTATAGCACCAATGGTTATTACGGAGGCTTTGATTTGGGCAAAGTCTAGGTTTAACTCTGCGGATAGAGTCCTTTTACCTACTTATGATTTTACTTCGCCTGTCGATGGATTCGCATCACTACCGAGGACAGAAAGTTTCTTCGTAAAAACTTGGAGGGGTGTCAGCAGAACTTCTATAGTAGACATTCCAGAGGAGCTTTCAATCGAAGTCCCGGCCTTCGATGAGACTGATTTTTCCTATACAGACGAGAACGGAAACCGAGTGCAGGTGGACAATGTTTTAAACAGAATTGACATGGTTTTCATTTACAGTAAACCCGTTGATGCTAGTTCTGTTACGATACTAAAGGGGACGGGAAAGGAAACTATTACCACTCCCACATTAGGAATTGTTCGGGGGGCTGGTCTAAGAGCAAACTTTGCGGGCACTCCTAATTATGAAGAAGAGTACATGGAGGGAACAGGGACAGACCACAAAATACTAGCTTCTCCTGGGGACGCGGCGAACGAAAACATGGGATTCACCGCAGCTTCGGCTAACGATATAGCTTACGACATCAGAGGAAGTTTTCCTTCGCCCGATGACATTTTAAACATAGCACCCTTGATCACTGAGAAATTGGAGAGCACCGCTTATGAATTAGTTGGGCAGTCCATTCTTCCGGTAGCTTATGTTTGGGTCAGCAATACAGGGTCTGTGATTTCTACGACGGATGTTATTGACATTAGACCCCTTTTCAGAACAGCAGAACTAACATACAATGAGCGAGCAGGTATTGCGGCTGCAATGCCTCAGCTATCTTTAGCTAATCCCGCCGTAGGCAAGGGCCAGATGGATTATGAACTAAAGAGACAGTACGATGAGTTTAATGGGAGGATAAACTCTCTTGAGGTCGTTGAAGAAGAAGGTTTACCTACAGGTATTAGAACTGTAGCTGCCGGATATGTTTTTGGGGGTTGGAACTTTGGCCCTGAGGGTGCCCTTTTCGACTTCTACAGGACTGCTTTCGGAAATGATCCGGTACAAGGAAACGAAAGCGAGCAAGCAGTAAAGGAATTCATTAGACAAAAATACGGCTACAGTAGAACAGGATTTTCTATCCCAGCTTATCCCGATTGGGATGTTGCTACTTGGGCTACTGCTGGAGAGCTACAAGATGTTGGAAAATATCCTAATGACTACATTAATACTGTATTCTCTGAGTTTGGAAACGTCACATCAGAAAATCAAGCCGACGCTATTGTTGTTGGAGGATCTAGCCGAGAGTTGGTTAATGAAGACGGCACAGGACCGGGTGGGGTTAATCCTCCTGATAGAGCAAACAACTTTATTAATGCACAGTCGTTGGGGGATGACTTATCTAGAGTAAAATTCAATTATATCTCTAAGAGAATAGAATTTGATAGGGAGAGTTATCCTGGATTAATTGATTATACAGTTGATGTAGAGCTTGTAAATAGCGTAGCCCAAACTACTGGAGCTAGAGGAGCGCCTATAAGGACCGGAGCTAGTAATCCTTCTGAGCAGACAGGGGAGGCGAGGGAAGTTGGGCAATATTTTGGCACATGGGTTGAGAAAGGAGAAGACTACTTTATTATTTATGTGGCATTTCCTTGTGCTGTAGCAAACTTTACTAATTTTGGGGGCGTCGGCGGGTTTGGGAGTAACGCGGAGCCACTTTTCCCTGCTCCTCACCGCCTTCGAGGTACTGGTCCAGGTCAAAGTGGAGGTTACTACAATGCTAGTGAACGTGGGGGACAAAGGTTTAGTAACTTCCTAGTTATGACGGATGAT